AGAGCCATAGAACTGTTGATAACTAGGAGATTGTGTGGGGGAGAACATAGGGAAGTTTTGAGTTGCTCCACCTTCCTGACCCATTCTCATGTTGGTAATATCCACAGGAACCATTTCTGGATACATTTCTCTAAGCCTTCTTAATCTTTCTTTTTCTCTTTCAGGTGCGTTTGCAAAATACTCTTCAAACTCTTCTTGAGTTATCATTGCCGCTGTGGTTCCCATACCAAGACCCGCAGGTATAGCGACCATAGGATTGCTAAGAGTTTCAAGTGTAGCTTTTGCGCCTATTTCTAAACCCGGGAGATCACTAGCTAGTTGAGAAAAATCTAGAGACTTTGCATCAAAACTTGGAGCTAGTTCTTGGACACTGCCTAATACATTTAGATTAGTTGCAGGCGCAATATCTGGACTAAATGTTTGGGATAATGTTTGACCTAAACTAGGAGTAACTCCGGGTGTAGCCATGCTTGCACTACTAGCTAAGTTTCTTGCTCCTGCTTCTGTAATAGCTTTTTGTGCCGCTTCAGTGCCTAAAGGAGCGCCTGCCTGCTGTAATGCGCTTTCTGCTAACTTTTCTCCACCTATTTTGCTAGCCGCACCACCTACTCCTTCTAAGAATTTACCCACTCCATAACCTGTTAAACCTGCTAGTAATCCTTTTTTTATATCTCCTGTTGCGGCAGTCTGAGCCAAACCAGAACCTATCGCGCTAGCAAGCAATGCTTTACCTCCTAGTAGATTAGGAAGTAATGTTGGCAAGAAAGCTTTTCCTAAAACACTTCCTAAGATAGGAGCTAAGAATGGCAAGAACGCTTCTGGTTGCCCTGTCTGTGGATTTACAGTCAAAGGCATTGCTGATGCTAATCCTTTCATTTCTACAGGATTAACATGCAACAACATACTGTCTCCAAATCTTCCTTGATTGGCTACGTTTTGTGCTTGCTTTCTTAAGTCCATATTATCTTTCCTCTGTTGTCTCGCATCCAAACAAACTAAAACTTAGGTCGCCTGAGCTTGCGTAGACTCTAACTACATCTGCTTGATTTAAGGTTATGCCTATTACATGAGCCTCGGTAGTGTTAGCCGCTAATGCTTTATCATAAAAGATAAATTCTTTATTGCTTGTTGTTGCGCCTGCTACCGATATATTTACTCTGTAAGTTACACCTGACCCTGATCGGTTGCATATCACTAACGAACTTACAGTTGTCTGGCTCTTATCTGGCACTGTATATAGTGTTGTCTCTGTTGTTGCTGATGGTGCAAGTTGCCCTAATACTTTTAAACTATCAGACACTGGATGCACCCATTAATAAAAACTGATGTCTTCTAACAGACTTGCTAATTACTGATTGCTGTAATGTTTGCAAGTTGCCTGACTCAGCATTGATATCTTGTATTGCTTGTTCTACTAATCTTCTCGTAACTGCTTGATCATCAAAAGAATATTCATCTGATGGAAGTGGTAGAGGTATCGTAGTTTTCTCAGCCATTATCTTCTCCCATCTTGTCTAAGGTCTAATCTAAGATCACCTAATCTCCATCCAAAGTTATCTGAGTTTTCTATTCTTATAGCAGTCTGTCTGGCTCTTGTTCTCGTGTTTATAAATGTAGAACTTGGCGTTACTGCTACAGTTTGTTTTGTAGATAAACTTTGCAAAGGATAATCTCTTCCTTTAAATATAAAGTTAACTGTGCTTGTAGAATCAGACGATCCTCGATACTGCAAGTCTGGTATTAACTTCGATACAAACATATATTTTTCACCATCTGGATCGAGGTCAAAGTCTGATGACTCTATAAATGCAGTGAATGGTGAACCATCTGCGCTGTGTCCAGTTTCATGATTAAATAAAAAGTTATCATCTGTTGTATCTAATTTACTAGCCGCCACAGGTCTGTCTAATATATATGCAGGATTCCATGCTGTTCTAACAAATCCATCATTAGTTGTGCCTATAGACCATGACTGCTCAAGATAATTGTAAGAAACATATCTATTAATTTCTGTGCTGTCAGCGCTAGGATAAAACCATATTATTTCGTTGTGCTCTGGTATTGGAGCCGCGAAAACTTTATATGCTTGACCTTGATTGTAATCCCCAAAAACATGATCTAGCACAGTGCAAGGCAATCTTTGAGCAGAGCCAGAGTATCTGTAAAAAGCTCCATTATCCATAAAGTAAACAATGTTACTTGCAGTTGCCGCGGCATTGGGCGATGCCATTGACATGCCTGTTGCTACCTCGTTGAAACTAAATATAAAAGGTGCTCCAACAAATCGCATTGACACGATTCCTGCATCCGTAAATATTAGTATTTCTTGCCTAGTCTTTATTGCTCCGATAATAACACTACCTGAAGAAAGCTTAACTCCACCTGCTGAGTTAGTAGCAGAGGGTGTCCAATCAACAGCATTTTCAGAATCAGAGAATCTAACTAATAACGGGTCAATAGTTGTCGAGCCTATCGGATTGCAACCAAACGCAATAACGTGCCTATTAATATCTGACATCATTACTTGGAACATCGCCACAGGTGTATCACTTGCCCCGGCTCTACTGCTAGCTTCTACTGCTCTTGTAGACACGCCACTAGATTCATCCCAATAATACAGCCTGCCATAGCGAGGCGCGGCTACAATATCATCTCCAAAATTATCTATGCTCCAAAGTCTAAGTTGATTTGTTAAAGAGATAGCAGTGCTGATTCCCCATCCTCCTGCACCCCAAGTTCCAGAACCCCAACCCGTACTATCTATGTAAACATCGAGTCCGACATTAAGTTGATAAGCTCCAACAACGCTAGAACCTCCATTGCCTGAGTCTGCTGAATTTGCAGTAACAGTTACTCCATCTGTATCTTTGGCAGTGATAGTGTATGTATCAGTTGTAACTGCATCTATTTCATATTCTTGATTTAAAACACTCGCACTAACAACACCGCCTAATGAAGTTGCACCTGAGAAAGTTACAAAGTCTCCTTGCACTGCACCATGAGCAGTGTCAGATACGGTCAAGGTAGAGCTACCATTAGTTGCAGAAAACGTAACATCACCTGCACTAGTCGTGCTTCTTAAAGGAGTGATGTCATTAAATACGTTACCTTTCTGAGCTAATAGTTTCTTATGTGTGCCAAGAATATTGTATTGTGTTTGTTGTGCAGATTTATAAACATGAATTTTTCTGCAAGTGCCGACAAAAGAATTACGACTGTTCTTTGTCCAACCGCCTATTTTTTCTGGTCTGCCTTTTCTAAACCTAACTTTATCGGCATCAAACCAACCGCCCTCGTTGGAGTAATTAGTTCCTTCTTTATCTATACCCGGTTTGAATACAAATTTTCTTAAAGCCAAAACTACACCTCATGCCATTCTTTTCCTTGGAATAATAAAGCTTCAGCTTCTCTTCTTCTAACTAAACCATCAAGCACTTTGCCGCTTGCTTTATTCCACCTTTTAATTTGAAACGGAACTTCACTATACTTCTTTTCATTAAGAACTTTTAACATTGTAGATGACTTAAGATTTGTAGGACCTAAATTAAATACCCAAGATACTAATGCATCATACTGACATTGCTCTAAATCTACATGCACCAGATTTTTTACATATCCTTCAAACTCTTCTATGTCTTCTCGTAAAAGTTTTTCTGCTTCTTCCTTGGAGATTACATCTCCTTCCTTCACTTTCTTTGTGTAACCATATCCTATAGTCCAAACACCTGCGGGACACTTGTAGCTTTCTAACTCACATCCCTCGAACTTTTTAATTAAGGCTACACCTTCTTCTGATATTCTCATTGCTATTTATTTACCTACGCCTTTAACGCGCTCAAAACTTCTAGCGCCTCCAAGTCCAAGCATACCGAGCAAAAGCGGCATCATCACAGAGGCATCTGCTTGGGGTATCATGATACCAAAGCCTGCACATATAGGAGATATTAAGAAGTTAACAAATAAGCCGAGGACACAAGTATATCCGGCTAACGGTCTCCAACTCGATTGAAACCAATTACCTTTGGCATCTAACTTATTAATCTCTATTTGACCCTTTGCAAGCTCTTGAGCATGGCGCTCTGCCATTGTGCTTATCTCATGAGCCAAAGCCATCTTTTGATCTTTGTCTTCTATAAATTTATCTAATAACTGCGTAGCAGGACCAATTAAATTTTGTAACATAACCTCACCTATTTTTTTGACATATAAGCTGTTGCACCAAAATACAAACCGATTACAGAAGCTTGACTTAAAAATATCATGTCACTCATTGCGCTCCATGTATCAAGCCTAGATTCAGATATTACTAAAGATGCAAGAGGATAAGCTATCATAGATATCATAGCTACCCATGCCATTCTTCTTTGTGTATCTGCTTTTTCTTCTGCTAACTCTTGCTTAAGTATTTCATTATGTCTAGCAATCTCTTCGTCAGAAACTGTACCATCTCCATCAAAATCATACTCAGCATACTTAGACTTAGGCTCTAGTTTTTTTGGTGCCATAATTTTCCCAATTAATTATTGACTAGTAAATATTTATTCTGGAGGAGGTTCTGTGATGGGAGCCGAATCTGGACCTGCAAGCCAAAATATTAGAGCACCGAGTATAACCATAACTACGAGTAATACTAGGTGAACCCAAGTCGTTTCATCTCCTCCATTGTATTCTTGCCATCCCATTAGGGAGCTACCTCCTCTTCCTCTACAGGTAGCGGAACTACATTAAGTCTGGTTATTTTTGTATCTTCAGGAACCCATTCGGGTCTACAGAAAATTGTCCCCTCTTCTAATCCTTGAAAATATTTTCTTTCACGAGTCATTTCTTGAGCTATCCACTCACAGTGTTGTGGATTCATGAAGTAAGATTTTTTTGTTTTATCCTCTACTCCATTTATCATAACCACTAAAGCAATGACTAACTTTGGATTCATTGCCTCTCACGAAGCATGATCTCTATTAACGTGCCTAACTTTTCGTCTGTAGCTTTTGAGATTTCCGTTTGCTGTGCAAGTCCATCTGCTATTGTTTGTATCGCTTGCTCATTTAATTTTGTTCGTACTGCATTATCAGTCGTTGTAGTCTCTAGTTTTTCTACGACTTTAGATACTTTAGCAACTTCTTCATCAGTAGCCTGCGCTTGAGCCTGCATAGTTCCCCATGCGATTGCCGCAGGTATGATTGCCGCCACTAACGGCACTGCCCATGATGGGACCTTTATGGATTCACTCATACTTTTTTTCTCCTTATAAATCTAAATTAATTTTTTTCTCATCAATGAGTATTTGTCTATTAGCCATGTGTCCTGCTTCAAGCTCTTCTTTGCTCTGCCCAAAATATTCTACCGCTAAATGATTATCTATCATTGACTGATTAATATTTATTTTATCAGCAAACAATCTTCCTAGCACTCTGCCAAATTTTCCTTTTGCATCTTTTTCTGTTTGGATAACTAATTGTTTTGCAGATGTAATTTTGTTGCTTAAATACTCTTTAGCTAACAAGCCTCGTATTTTCTCGTCTTCATCTCTTGTTCTAGACTCTGGAGTATCTATGCCGTAAAGACGCACCTTACTATTAAACATAATGCCAAAGCCTAAATCTATTGAGCAATCTAAACTATCGCCATCGATTACTCTATTTACTTTACATTTGTATTCGTACATTAGGTAACCTTTCTGTATTTTCTTACTTTCTTTGCAACACTCTTAGGCTGTTTAACAAATTGTTTTCCTGCTTTTGTGCCTTTTCTTTTAGCTCTAGTGGTTGCCGCATACTCTTGTGGCGATAAAGCTTTGATAGCTTTTTCTGGCAAATATCTTTCTCCAGTCTCACTAGACTTTTTGCCCGACTTTGTTCTCCACTTTTGCTTTGTCCAAGACTTAAGACTTCTCTGTGATTTCTTCAACGGCATGATCAAATCCAAATACGGTAATATAAGCGTCTGTTTTCCTAGGCTCTTCTATATATTTTCTTTCTAGAAAATGTGGAACCTGACAATAATCTACTAGCTCCCAAAAGCTTTGCCTTCCGGGATCGCACATTATTAATTGTTTTCTATGAAACGCTAGTTTATCTATTAGCTCTATCCAACAGTCAACTTGGTTTTTCCAAAAGCAAACATCGCAAGCAATGTAAACATCGAAGTCCATTGGCAGAGTATTATCAAAAATATCTTGCTGTACAAACTTAGGATTAGAATCCATAAGCCTACACATTAAATCAAAGTAAGGCTTAACTGTTTCGTCTTGATCGAATCCAGTTACTATCCCGCCTTTCTTTTGCAGATAACAACTCATTGCTCCCCATCCGCAACCTAAGTCAGCAAATGTTTTGCCTTTAACATTTACTTCATCAAAAGCATCTAAGAAAACTAAAGTGGAATTCCAAACTTTATTGCCATGCATAGAATGTACGTTATAGTGTTTCTTTAACTTTTTTATTTCAGGATGAGAAGACATAGGTATTTCTATACCTTTTATCTTCACATTAGTTTTTGTAGCCACCACCTTTAGCCTTATATTGTTTAGCTAACATCTGCGCTTTACGAGCAGACCATTGTCCGGGTTTCCCGCCTTTAGAGCCTGCCTTAATTCTATTGAACAGCCTCTTTCGCATTGTAGGCTTAGTATAATTACCTGCCTCATTTACCCTAGACTTTGATTTCTTTGCTCTACTCATAATAATTTAGCCAAAAATATTGTGCCGACTATAAATGGATATACGCCCCAGATCATCAATTCCAATCGATCAAATCTTTTAGAGCCGTCTTCTAATCTCTTTTCGATGTTCTCGTATCTTAGGGCGCATTCTTTTTCATGAGCTTCAATACGCTTAATAGCATCATTCATTTCTTAGCAACATTCCTTTTTTTAGCAGGCTTTTTCTTTGCCGCTACTTTTTTAGGAACAGTTTTTAATTTAGGTTTACTTTTGACTTTTTCTTTCTTGTCTTCAGTAACAACCTCAGTGGGCTTTGTCCACAGACTTTTTATCTTTTTCCAAAGTTTCTTGAACATCTTCACCCTCCTCTTGAAATGATTTGATCTTTTCAACAATTGCTTTTCGCATAACAGCTACTGATTCAATCTCTGCTCCTTGCCATGCGCCCCTTACTGTACCAACATCTATTAGTTGTAACATCCCAAGTGTTAATTGTTTATCATCCATAATATTTCCTCACCAAAATAATATTTATTACCAAGGCAATCCCCAAGCTGTTGAAGGAGTTTTTGCCTCACTTAATTTAGCTTTGGCTTCCGCCTCCACTTCCTTTACTCTATCAGAACCTAATGTAGATTTCACCCATCCAATTATGGTGGACTCATCTAAATCGTCCCAAGCCACAAATCCTTCTGCGCTCGCATCAGGTTCATAAGACTCCATGCCAGAAACTACGCCCGAGTGCTCACCACTGGCACTAGTTGCAGACCAAGCCGCATGAACTACGCCTTTGTCAGAATCATTTGTATGCTCGCAATTGGTTATGCTCCAAACTACTGCCATGATATTTCTCCTTACGCGTCAGGATCATAATCTTCAGCGGCTTTGATTGCGGCATTCACAGAAGACATATCTTCTGAACCCCAATCATCTAAAGCCACACCCATTGAGAGATATCCAGAGCTACGCATAACTCTTTGTTTCTTCTCGGCTTTTGTCATGTCATTGCAAAACTCATTGTCATCATCTAGACAATTTGTAATCACGCTGACACTTCCTAACATCGCTGAGTACATTTGTGCCTTCTCAGCGTCTGTTCTCTCTACTGCTTCACTCATATCTATTCTCCTTCTAAGGCTGTTATGCGAGTGGTTAATGATTCAATAATAGCTTGTTGCTCTTGAATCGCTTTGGTTAAAATTGGTATTAATTTTTCATACTTCATACCATATTGCTTGCCATCTTCTGACATGGTAACAGCAAGATTAGTTTTATTTGCTTTGTCATGACCTGCGGCTTTTTCAAGCGCTTCAACTTCTTGTGCTTTAAATCCAACATCAAGCCAATCTTCTTTGTGAGTTCCGTCAGGTGTTTGTGCATTTAAGTCATAATCATCTGCTGTCTTATCGCCATACTTAGAACGCTTGTCCCACTTATAAGTATAAGGCTTGAGTTGTTTAACAAAATCCAAACCAACGTCTAAGTCTGTGAAGTCTGTTTTATCTCGCTCATCAGATGCTACTGTTAATGATACTTGAGCATTCAATGATGTAATATTTTCGTCACCTAACCCTATAATATTTGATTGCGTTGTGACAGAACCGCCCGGTGACCCTGAAGCACCTGCGTCATGTCCTAACAAAAGATTATTACTACCGGTTGTTACTGTTGCTCCGGCATCTTTCCCTACGGATGTATTATCATTACCTGTGCTTATTACTATTCCTGATTGATGCCCTACTGCCGTATTATGAGTTCCTGTAGTATCACGTAAAGACATGCGACCAAAAGCAGAATTACCGTTTCCACAGTTTGATGCTAGACAATTTGAACCAACAGCAGTGTTTTCAGAAGCATCATCAAATTTATCTCCAGA